ATGTGGATTCGGTTTTCAATTAACGTATCTTCAGCCTGAATACATTCAAAATTTTATTGAGTTTACACACTTAGAAATTGTTGCTGCAGGGTGTATTCCTATTTTTAGAAAAAGTTATGGTGACCATTGCTATCATTTACAAACAGGCAATGCAATGACATCTGATAAAGATAGCGGCACAATCTGGCTTGGTGAAGTAGGATCAGATCATTCTGAAAATATGAATCTAATTAATCAGTTACGAAAAGATAACGTAATGAGAGATGAATGGAGACATAAAGCGTATGAGTACTATCATTCACATAACTCGCCTGATTCTTCGTTTAATGACTTTTACAATAAAGCAAAAGAAGCAGATAAATCAATTAATAGGCCCGTGGATCTAGGAGCATTCCTCGGCTAAACTATAACCACAACATAACATGAACTCACATATAAAAGCAATACAAACTAAACTGCGTGGTGAACGCGATGAACATCTTGCAGATCTTAACGTTTACTTAAAAAATCCTGTAGGAGTTGGAGAACACCCAGGCATTGGCGAAGTAATACAGCAGAAAATCGAAAAAATCGAATCTTTAGATTCACAAATTGAATGTATTGATAGGTACTTCAATGATACACAAATGGAGTTCTTGGGATGAGTTATAGTTACGCATCAATAGTTCCACTCATTGGAGGTGAAACAATTGCGATGGAAAACGTCTTTGGTAAAAGGCCAGACTATATGCTATCGTATAGCGCGTTTAAGGCGAATGATTCTCAGTTATTAGATCACTATCAAAACGCTGTTCCTTATTACGCTCTCGATGAAGATCATGGTAAGGATAGACACAACCATCACTCAGTAGATGTAGTGAATGCTGTCTGTCCTTGCGCAGGGTTATCTTCGTTAAGTCCATCATCCTCTACAGACAACAAAGCAAATGATTGGATGATTGAATCTGCAAAGTACATCTTAGGTTGCGTAAAGCCAAAGGTGCTTTGGGGAGAAAACGCACCAAGACTTGCATCTAAAATGGGTGCACCTATTGTTGAAAAGCTAAGATGTATTGCTCAATTAAATGGCTATACTATGTCGTTGTATAAAACAAAATCAAAATTACATGGACTGAGTCAAACTCGTGATAGAGCATTCTATTTCTTTTGGAAAGGTGACCGTGTTCCTCATATGCAGTTTTATCATCGACCACACGAAAAAATCGAAGATACCATAAGAAACGCTTTTGTTTCTGATGATGATCCTATGAATCAACTTACTAATGATAGAAAACCTACTGATAATCCTTTCTATCAATTTGTACTAAACGAACTCGAAGGTGGAATAACACATAAACAATTTTTCGAAAAAATCGAAAGAACAATTAATCCACTCGACTATTTAGAAAGAGCTGGAGTGAAATACGATAGAGTTTCAAAATGGATGTCAGATAAAGGATATAAGAAAGAATCTATACGTTGTTTACAAATTCACAAAAAGCTCGAATCAGGTGGTAACATTATGAGGAAGACAACTGAAATTCCAAAAGACTATATTGGTGCATTTGTTGGACATATGCCTGCATGGCTTACACACCCCGATGAAGATAGGTATTTGACAGTACGTGAGTGTTTAGAAATTATGAAAATGCCTAAAGACTTTCAACTGCAAGGTGGTAGAAAAAACCTTAACATGATTTGTCAAAACGTTCCAGTCACAACTGCAGAAGATATGGCATTTAATATTAAAGAATGGCTTAACGGCAAATTGGACACTCGAGAAGCAGATTTTGCCGTATTCGACAATAAAACTAAAACCTCAACCTACGAACAAGCTTCTCAAACCCTAGAATCATTTATTTAATAGGTGTACAAACAACGCAACTTATAGTATAATTATATCTTAAATCAAGGAAAAATATGTCGTTATTAGAAAAACTAAAGAAATCATCTCGAACCACAGGTGCTGAAGTACTTGCAGATTCGAAATTATTCGGTGAAAAAGAACTCACCACAACATCAGTGCCGATGGTAAACGTTGCACTTTCAGGATCAATCGATGGAGGTTTGGCCTCTGGACTTACCGTTTTAGCAGGACCATCAAAACACTTTAAAACCTCATTCGCCTTGCTTATGGCAAGTGCTTATTTGAAGAAACATAAGGATGCGGTATTGCTCTTTTATGATTCAGAATTTGGTTCTCCTCAATCATATTTTGAAGCATTTGACGTAGATACAAGTCGTGTACTTCATACACCTGTTACTAATATTGAAGAACTTAAGTTTGATCTTGTTCATCAGTTAAATGAAATTGAACGTAAGGAAAAGGTAATTGTTATAATTGACTCAGTCGGCAATATTGCTTCAAAAAAAGAAGTCGAAGATGCTGAAAATATGAAGTCAGTTGCAGACATGACTCGGGCCAAAGCTCTTAAAGGTTTATTCCGTATGATCACACCAATGCTTACACTAAAGGATGTACCATTGTTAGCGATCAATCACACTTATTTGGAACAAGGTTTATTCCCTAAGCAAATTGTTTCAGGCGGTACTGGTGTAATGTACTCTGCAGACAACGTATGGATTATCGGCCGTCGTCAAGACAAGGTTGGCACCGAAGTTGTAGGATACGACTTTGTTGTTAACGTAGAAAAGTCACGATTTGTAAAAGAAAAATCAAAGATTCCAATCTCAGTTTCTTGGGAAGGTGGTATTGAAAAATGGTCAGGTCTTACAGAAGTTGCACTTGAAACAGGATACGTTATTAAACCTAAGAATGGTTGGTATCAGGCAAAAAATCCTGTTGACGGCAGTGAACTCTCTGGCAATGTCCGCATGAAAGACACTCTAAAGAAAGAGTTTTGGGATAACATTTTCGAAAACACTGACTTTGCATCTCATATCGAAAAACGTTATAAGGTTGCCTATAAGTCTATATTAGGTGATGATTAATTTAGATGAAACAATTAAGTTTGTTGAAAAACCTTCGAGTGAAGTATATTCACTAAAGGTTGTACAAGGTCCTTATCTTGGTGTAATATATACTTATGGAAAAGTTTCTTTACACGAAGATGAGGCCAACTGCGAACTTAAAATTGAATTTAAATTTAAATTAGAAGAAGTTCCTGATAACTTAAACGAAGAAGAACTTAAAAAATCAACTGATTTCAAAAATTTTATGGGAGACATACTGTCTCAATTGCTTGAAGATAATGACACAATTACAGACTATAATACTCAAAACACTAATTAATGATGAAGAATATTGCCGTAAGGCTTTACCTCATATAAAATCTGAGTATTTTGAAAATGAAAATCGGCCTGTGTATGAACTCATACTTGCCTTTTTACAAAAGTATAACAAACTTCCAAACTCAGGTGCACTAGATGTTGAGTTTCAAAAGTCTGATCATATAAATAAAAGCAATCGTAATGAAATACATAATCTCATACTTGACCTGAAAAATCATGAGGAAGTGGAACGAGAATGGCTACTGAACTCGACCGAGGAATGGTGTAAGCAAAGAGCAGTATATCTTGCAATCATAAAATCAATTGGCATCATCGATGGAAAGGATCAAAACTTAACCGACGGTGCTATCCCTGGTATTTTATCTAAGGCACTAAGTGTGTCTTTTGATACTAATGTTGGCCACGATTATTTTGAAAACTCAGAAAAACGATACGATTTCTATCATCTTCAGGAAGATAAAATTCCTTTTGATCTTAGTATGCTCAACACAATTACCAAAGGCGGTGTTTCAAACAAAACTCTCAATATCATACTTGCAGGTACAGGTGTTGGAAAGTCTTTGGCAATGTGCCACTTTGCTTCTGCCAATTTATCCGCAGGACAAAACGTGCTTTATATCACCTTGGAAATGGCAGAAGAAAGGATTGCTGAACGAATCGACGCAAATCTATTTGACGTTCCAATTGATCAACTTGAGACGTTGCCTCGGGAATTATTTGATTCCAAAGTGCACAAGCTCAAAGAAAAAACTCGCGGAAAACTTATCGTTAAGGAATATCCAACCGCAACAGCTCATGTTGGACATTTCCGAGCGCTATTAGATGAACTTAAGCTTAAGAAAGATTTTAAGCCAGATGTAGTTTATATCGACTATTTGAATATTTGCGGTAGTTCTCGAATGAAAGGACTCGGCGGTTCAGTGAATACGTATTCGTTGATTAAAGCAATCGCTGAAGAATTGCGTGGTCTTGCAGTTGAGCACAACGTACCCATTTGGTCTGCAACACAAGTTACTCGTACAGGATTTGGTAATACTGATGTTGAATTGACTGATACGTCAGAATCATTTGGTTTGCCTGCAACGGCTGACTTAATGCTTGCTCTTATATCTACAGAACAACTTGAAGGTATGAATCAACTAATGGTAAAGCAACTTAAGAATCGTTACAATGATCCTACGCAGGATAAAAGGTTTGTTGTTGGAATTGATCGATCTAAAATGCGACTTTATGACGTAGAAGAATCGGCCCAAACATTGTCAAGTGACGAAATCACTACACCTGCAGCTCCAGCAAATAACGACTTTAGTGCCTTTAAAATATAATGTTTATTAGTGTTGTAGGTTCTGGATCTAAGAAAAGGGAAATGGCTGGTGACATTGCTCATTGGGTTGGCCTACACCTTATGCCTCGTCTACAACATAAGCTTTTTATCGATATACGTTTAATTAATAAGCTCGATGAAAAGGATGGCTTGTCTGGTGATTGTATATGGGAAGATGAATCATGTAATAGACCTAGAGAATTTACTATACGTGTTAACTCATCGCAACCTTTGCAAGAAATGCTTTCAACTGTAGCGCATGAGATGGTCCACGTAAAGCAATATGCTCGTGGTGAACTCAAAGATTTTTCACGAACTATTAAACTTTGTAAGTGGAAAGGTGCTAATGTAGAATGGGAAAAGGTAAATTACTATGACCATCCTTGGGAAATTGAGGCCCACGGCCGAGAAAGGGGATTATTTATACGCTGGTTCGAACAAAGTCGGTGGAAAAAATGTAAATGGGCGCATTATTAAAGTGTGTTTTATTATAAATAGATTTAAGAAACACACTAAATCTAACACACTATGGGCACTATGCAATTTAAAGATTATATCACCGAAGAACTCGCCACTGGTTCTCTAGAAAAAGCTGGCAACATTATCTTAAGATACTTACGCAAAAAGACTGGTAATAAGTCGATGTTTGCAAACTTAGGGCTAGAACGATTTAAAAACTCAAATGGAGCAGGTTACGGTTTACGCTATTATGCACCAGGCAAAAAGATCGAATCTATTCGATTTAACTGGAAAAGCGTAGGTGGAGCGAGTTCACAAAACCTAACTTCAATCGACATGTGGAATGGTTCAACTTCTGGACCTACATACCACATCTCATTTGATAGAGATGTATCGCTGGTCCAAGTTCTTCCTCAAATCGCTGATATGGTAAAAAGCGGTAAAGTAAAAACTGGTAAGTTTACTGCTTATCCGAAAGATATATCACTAAAAGAAGATCTTGATGTCGAAGATTTTAATGTTCTTACAGAAGCAGTTGATCCTGTAAATGCATACGATAATGTTGTTGAGCTAATAGCAAGTCCAGGTTTTAAGAAGATAAAGGTCTTTAAAGTCTGGAAATCGGTTGGTCTAAAAATCTTTGATGAATTAGAATCTCAAAACCCTGCACTTATACAAAAGGTTGGAAGACAGTACGTCTGGAAAGGTAATAAGAAAGATGTCACTAAACTTCTTTCGCAGAAGTCGAATATACTTAGTGCGATTGGCGCAGTAAATGGAACTATCCGCGGAGGTTCTGCAAAAGAAACCTATTCTCACAACTCACAACTTGACGAGCTAGAAGCGGATAAAGAAAGACTTACATTTGAAAAGCAACTTGAAGATTTAGAAAATCTAATTAAGATGACTGCATCTGGTGCATCTAATGCGCTCTTTATTGCAGGCCGAGGTGGTGTTGGTAAAACACACACCGTCGAAAAAGTCTTAAGTAGTATTGGTTTAAGTGATGGTAATGGTTACTTTAAAAACACAGGTACTGCATCTGCTGCTGGTATCTATTCACTTCTATTTAAGTATCAAAACGATATTGTCTTGTTTGACGATTCTGATGATGCGTTAAAAGATCAGGAAGCACGCAACATGTTTAAAGCTGCAACTGATACTAAAAAGGTAAGGAAACTCGTATGGAATAAAATGGGCAAAAACGTTGTTGAGCCCGACGAATATGAAGATCCACAAGAACTTATTGATGATGGGAAGATTCCGCGCTTCTTTGAATTTACAGGTAAGATTATTTTCATCTCGAATTTGAAGATGGATAAGCTTGATCCTGATGGCGCAATACGTACTCGAGCATTTATGATTGAGATCGATCCGACAGATGCTGAAATCTACGACTTCATGGAAGCCATCGTTGACAAAATACAATTAGATGGCGACTTAAAGTTAGATTCAGCAACACGTAAAAAGACAGTTGACCTACTTCGAAAAGGTAAGTCTAAACAGACTGCAAACTTACGTAAACTTTCCCGTGCTTTAAATATGCAGGCTGGTTCTCTTAAATCAGGAGTAAATATCTCTGACGGCGACTTAACGCGAATGATCGAAACATATGCTTAAACTAGAATCTTTTCAAGAGTTTCTCAACGAAGGAACTAAACTTGCTCCTGGCGAATTAAAAAAGTCAGCAACTGGTGGGCCATACGTCGGAAAAGCTCGTACAGAAATCTTAGCAAATAAGATACGTAAACAAGAACCTCTTACATTAGCTAAAGGTGGAGAATTCCTTGTTATTGATATTCAAGCAGGATTAGAGTCTATTGCGCAATTTGAAAAAGATGGAAAAGCTTTTAAACTGATTGGAAAAAATGGAACTGAAATATCTTCATCAGATCTTTTGAAAACGCCAGAGTTTGGAGGAGGTGCAGGAGCAGGCGGAGGAACGGCAAGCACAGCAATTGGCGAATCAGCACAATGCGTATGGATGGCCGCAATGCTTGATATTGGTAAAGCAATGCCGATTGAAAGCTTTACTGATGAAGTTCTTACTAAAGCATTTAAAAAGGTAAGTGTCGGAAAAACTTCTTTAAAGGAAATTTTAGGAATTGATGAAAGCTGGAAAGTTTCATCGTATATTACTGCGCAATACGCTATTCAAAATCGTATTATTGAAAAGGGTATGACTTTTCATCGCGATGATGATCTCATGAAGGCAGTATATTCAGCTAAGAATGTAGCGTTTAAAAATAATGATTTTAAACCACTTCCAGATGATAAGTGGAATCCTGGTGATATTTGGGTTGTAGATACTGATTTTAAACTCGACGAACTTAATACTACAACAGTTGAAGATTTGAATGATGATATCCTTGACCTATATCTTCAAAAACGTTTAGTTGGCATTTCTTTAAAAAAGGTAGCAAAAGGTGCAAAAGGCGTTGAGAAGAATGTTGAACGTCCACCTGAAACAGAAGATTACAGATACTCAGCAGGCCACATTAAAGCTCTTAAGCGCGGTGAATGGTATACTACTAAAGCTAATTACATTACACACAAAGATGGCCAACTCGATATTCGTGCTAATTCTGCTTTTGGGTCTCATAAAGTTGAGATTAAGGGTAAAGGCGCACGAGGTGGAGGTGCATCCTGGGGTGTTATGTCAGATGCTGCAAAAAGAATTTACAAAACACAACTTCCTAAAAACTCAGCACTGAAAAAAGAAGCACAGCAGATTGCTAAAGGTGATAAAAAGGCTATTGCCAATTTCACAAAAATGCTTCAAACTGTTGATAAAAAAATATCAGAAGATGATGTTAAAAAAGAAATTGCTAATCTTGGTAAAAACTCAGCAATATGGATTCACGGTAAACTTGGTGGTTTATACGTAATTAATCTTATTGCAAAAGGTGGTAATAAGGCAAATAAGTTTATTACTCAGCTTATCAATTATGCCGGTAGCTCCACATCAGATTCGAGTGCATATATAATTCTAAAAGAAAAATAATGGACATAATAGAAAAAGCAATATTATTTCATAAGGAAAACGATATACCATTAGCGCAAAATATCTTTCGTCCTCATAGTGAAAATTACTACAAACTTGTTAGAGAAGCAAAAACTTTAAAAGAGTCGGTATTCTTAAACGAGTTTGATGAATATCTTTTGTCTACAGACATTGGTGAACTTGCAATGTACGAAGGTGTAGAAGTTCCATTAGATCATCCATTAGTTGAAGCGGAATATCAAGGTAAAGAAGTTGAACTCAACGAGCCGAAGCGTGGTGGTAAAAAGAAATTTTTTGTCTATGTTAAAAATGAAAAGGGCAACGTAATTAAAGTCCAATTCGGAGATACATCAGGCCTTAGTGCAAAGATAAATAACCCTGCGGCAAGAAAATCATTTGCAGCACGTCATAACTGCGCTGCTAAAAAAGATAAAACAAAACCAGGCTATTGGTCCTGCAATCTTCCACGGTATGCAGCGCAGCTTGGTTTAAAAGGCGGAGGTTCGTTTTTTTGGTAATATGAGTAAACCCTATACAGACAAAACAAATGGTCGATTTAAAACTCGTACTTTTGAATCAAACACAGATTCACATGAACTAGTATGGCACCGTGATAAAGCCGATCGTGTCATAACAGTGCTCGAAGGAAATGGTTGGATGTTCCAAATGGATAATAGCATTCCTTATGAATTAGAAGAAGGCGACGTTTTAAATATTTCTAAAATGGAATACCACAGAATTTACAAAGCAGGTTCAACTAACTTAGTAATAGAAATAGAAGAACCAAAGAATGTAAAATCTTTTAGTGATTACTTGTCAGAAGCTTCTAAAGCTGGTAAGAATACTCACATGACACACATCGAAGATAGAGTTATCTATGGTGGTGTGAAAGGTGCAAGAGAATCGATTTTTGCATTACGTTCATTAAGAGATATGCTTGCTGGTAATAGCAATTCCTCTACCGATGTTACAGTAAAGTGGGATGGTGCACCTGCAGTTTTTGCTGGAATAGATCCTATGGATGGACAATTCTTTGTTGCTAAGAAAGGCATTTTCAATAAAGATCCTAAGGTCTATAAGTCAGAAGCCGATGTCCGTGCAGATACTTCAGGTGATCTTGCAGAAAAGTTAGTTACAGCATTTAATGAATTAAAGGATCTTGGTATTAAAGATGTTATTCAGGGTGATGTAATGTTTACAAAAGGCGACTTAAATAGCGAATCGATTGATGGTGAAAAAATGATCACCTTTCAACCGAATACAATTGTGTACGCGGTTCCAGCTAAATCTGACCTCGCTAAGACAATGCTTAAAGCAAATCTTGGAGTTGTATGGCATACAACATATAAAGGTAAAGACTTTGCTTCTATGAAAGCGTCCTTTGGTGTTAACTTAAAAGGTTTAAAAAAGAAACCAAGCGTTTGGTACCAAGATGCAGATTTGCAAGATCTTTCAGGCACTGCAACATTAACAAAGGTTGATACCGATGAAGTAACTGCAGCACTTTCAAAAGCAGGTAAAATATTTCAAAAGATTAAATCTACAACACTCAGTGAACTTGAGAATAATCCAAATCTTGCAATTAAGATCGAAACATTTAATAATACGCTTGTTCGTAAAGGTGAACGTATTGCAAGCACTACTAAACATGTGCAGGATCTTATTAAATGGTTTAATGATAAGTACAAAAAAGAATACGAAAAGCGTTCAAGCGAAAAAGGCAAGGCTGCTGTATTACAAAAGCAAGAAGATGAAATGAAATTTTTCTCAAAAGAAAATAAGAAAAACCTTGATCTCATGTTTCAACTTATGAACGCAATTGTTGATGCCAAATTAATCATTATAAATAAACTAGATAAGCTAAAAGAAATTGATACATTTGTTCGTACTCGCAATGGGTTTAAAGTAACAGGTTCAGAAGGATTTGTCGCCATTGACCGAGCAACAAGTGGAGCAGTTAAATTAGTTGATCGCATGGAATTCTCCATGAACAATTTCAGTAAAGACGTTATCAAAGGATGGGAACGTTAAAACCATAACTAAAAAACTAAAAGAAAGAAAAACCAAATGAACTTATGCGAAACAGTATACAACGTCTTAATAGGTAATACTTATACCGAAGAGGACGCTAAGGCATTAGAAGCCTTCTTGGACTTGAGCGAATCCGAGATTGAAAAACACATTGAGAGCACTGACGCTTCTATTCTTGAAGATATAGCTTCTCTTTCAGAAGAAGATATTAAAATCTTTGAAGAAGACGAAGAAGACGAAGACATTGAAGAAGTTGCTAAAGGGCAAAGGTCTAAAAGAGGAGCAGCTGCTGCAACTGTAGGTGGCGCAGCCGCTGGGCTTGCAATTGCAGGTGGCATATTGCCTGGCGCATTGGCAGGCGGCGCAATATATCTTCTTTATAAAGCGATTAAAAGTAAAGCTGAAAAGGCTAGGACAAAGTGCGATAGACTTTCTGGAATAGACAAGAAAAAGTGTATGTTCGATGTTCGTGAAAAGGAATTAGGCGCAAAGAAGGCTGCAATTAAAAAGGCTGCTTCTAAAGAAAAAAATCCTGAAAAAAAGAAAAAGGTAATGGCCAAAGCGGCGAAGGAAGTAAAAAAGATCGATAAAAGATTACAAGATCTAAATAAAAGAGGTATTACCTCGAGTTAAAAATAGTAAATTAAATTAATGAAATCATTTAAACAGTTTAGCGAAGAAAAGAAAAAAGAGGTAGTCTTTACCTTTGGTCGGTTCAATCCGCCTACAATTGGTCATGGTAAACTGTTAGCGAAAGTTGCAGCCGCAGCAATTGGAAATGATTATCGTATTTACGCTTCTCAATCAAGCGATCCAAAAAAGAATCCTTTAGAATATAAAGAAAAGATTAAAGTAATGCGTAAAATGTTTCCTAATCATGGAAGAAACATTGTTGAAGATAAAAACGCTAAGACAGCATTACACATTGCATCTATTTTGCATGATCAAGGATTTACTAAATTAACAATGGTCGTTGGTTCCGATCGTATTAAAGAGTTTCAAAAACTATTAAATGCGTATAATGGAGCTAAAGGCCGTCACGGGTTTTATGACTTTAAAGATGGTATTGATGTAATATCTGCTGGTGAACGTGATCCTGATGCTGAAGGTGTATCTGGAATGAGTGCATCTAAAATGCGCCAAGCTGCGCTGGATGGAGACTTCAAATCATTTATGCTTGGTATTCCAAAAGCTTATGGTAAAGGAATGACTCTTTTTAATCTTCTTCGTAAAAGAATGGGACTAAAGGAAAAGAAAAATTTCCGTGAACATGTTGAATTGCCTACAGTTTCTGAAATACGGGAAAGGTATATTGCCGGTGAAGTATTTAACGAAGGTGATACTGCTTATGTAGGTGAAGTATCAATAGTCATTAAAGAGCGTAAGTCGAATTACGTAGTATGTACTGAAGGCGATAAATACTTTATTAGTTCTCTTAGTGAAAAGTTAAATAAGACTTATGGCAAAGGCCTTTCAAAATCCACTAAGTCTAAACGACAAGCACAGTTTAATAAACAAGCTAAACTTGATGATGACGATCCAAAAGCATATAAACCTGCACCAGGTGATGCAAGATCTAAGACTAAACTTTCGAAACACACAATTGCTTATCGTAAAAAGTTTGGTGAGTTTGTAGAAATAGGTAAAGCTGCAGATGATCATAAGAAAGATACTCCTGGCCAATTAGACGAAAAGCAACTTGCTGGATTGAAAAAGAAAGCAGAAAAATCTGGTATAGCTTATGGTATCTTAAAGCAAGTCTTCAATCGTGGAATGGCTGCTTGGAAAACTGGCCATCGCCCAGGAGCAACACCTCATCAATGGGCATATGCTCGAGTCAATTCGTTTATTACTAAAAGTAAAGGTACTTGGGGTGGAGCCGATAAAGACTTGGCGGCGAAGGTTAGAAAAGAATCTACTGATCTTGAAGAAGCGAAGAAAGTAATAGCTTCAATCGAATTGTGGAATGGCAAAAAGATGAAAAAGTCTTTTAAGAACCAATCAGCCGCAGAAAAGTTTATAAAGAAAATGCAAGATCAAGAAGATGTTCGTGGATATAACATGTATGCAGAAGGTCTTGAGGAAGGCGAAGGTAAAAGCGAACCGTGGGAAGATGGTTTCAAACGCCGTGTAGTTAAGACAACTAAACCTGAACATTTAGAAAAAGGATTTAAATGGCGGATTAAAGGTAAGGACCGCAACGAAATTTCAATTAAGCTTTATAAGAAAAAACCAGATTTTAACGAATATAAAAAACAAATGAAAAGAGTCGCTGGCCATGAATTTGGAGGCTGACTTTATTATAAATAGAACTACAATTTAACTCAATGGGAACTATGGAAATCAACGAATTTAATCAAGAAAAACTACGTCTTTTAGACACCGAACAGCTTTTAGCCTTTTACGGCATATTTGGCCGTGTAAGTAGCCCTAAGGCCGAAGCAATGGTAAAGGGAATTACCCGTGAACTCAAGCGTAGAAATTACACGTTAGGTGAAGAAAACCTAAACGAAGTAGATGTAAAAGCTTTAATGAAAGGATTGGTTAAAGGCACTACTGTTGCAGGTAAAAGTTTAGCAAAAGCCATTAAAGTAGGTTACCCAATTGCTAAAGATATGGTAAAAGCTACTTGGATGACAAGCAAAAAAATAGGAGGAGCCATTGGAGATCT